TTGTACAGGTTCTTTTACAGGTTGTTCTTGTACAGGTTCTTTTACAGGTTGTTCTAGATTACCCATTAATTTTTCATCAAATAATCTTTTTAATATTTCAATTCTCAAATCACAAATATTTTCTAATTTATGAAATTTCATATTTAAATGTGTTGAATCTTGATTTACACGATATGTTTCCGGATTTATATTATGAAATCCAAAAATATCAACCTTTTCTCCTGAACTTTCAGAATATGTAGGGTTTAATGTTTTTGAAATTGCGGCATATATTTTCAAAACTTTAACAAAATATTTTGCTAAACCTGCACATAAACGATTTTTTCTAGTTTTTTGATTTTTTTTAAGATTGGTAGCATGTTTAACATATGTTGTATCTTGAACTTTTGTAAAATCTACATCTACCCCCTTTTGTTGATGTTGTGCAAGATATTCTATTTGAACTGTATTTAAATTTTTATCTAAAATATCTTGTGTTAAAATTTCAATTTGACTACAATAACTATCATCAAATAAATTAGTCATTTCTTCGAAATTTAAGGAAGATGCATAATTACCAGCAATATCTCCTATTTTTTCTAACAAATCTTTTTTTCCTGTATCAGATAATAATTGTCCAGTTGATTGACTATTTCCCATATATAAATACATTATAATTTTTTATATATGAAACATCATTAATTAATTAATTAATTAATTTAAAATAAAATTGATAAATTTTATTATATATTAAAGTATAGCACATATGGATAGGAACAAGTCTCAACCAAAGACTCAAACTAAAAAGTTAAAAAGCCATACACCCTTAAAAGATTTGTGGAATCAATTCGACGATGAATTTAATAACGACCAACAAATCGAATGTGTATATAGAAAGGAAGGACAGCGTGAAGAATGTGATGTTTGTAAATGTTCATTATGGTTTACAGAGGAAGGATTTCTAACGTGTACCAATTCAAAATGTGGTATTATTTATAAAGATATTATAGACTATAGTGCAGAATGGAGATATTATGGAGCAGATGATAATCAAAATTCAGACCCTACTAGATGTGGTATGCCAATAAATCCATTATTGGTGGAATCTTCTTATGGATGCAAAGTTATAGGAAATAATTCAAATTATGAAATGAGAAAAATTAAAAGATATACAGAATGGCAATCTATGCCATATAAAGAAAAATCACAATATGATGAATTTCAAAGAATAACAATGATGGCAACACAAGCAGGAATTAGCAAATATATTATAGATGAAGCTATACGATATCATAAAAAAATATCTGAACATAAAACTTTTAGGGGAATTAATCGTGATGGTATAATAGCAGCATCAATATATGTAGCATTTAGAATAAATAATAACCCAAGAACAGCAAAAGAAATAGCAGATATATTTCATTTAGACCCATCTGGTGCAACAAAAGGGTGTAAAAATGCAGTAAATATATTAAATATAATTGAGGCAGATTTAGAAGATAATGAAAAAACAGTATTTGGAAAAACAAACCCACAATCATTTATTGTAAGATATTCTAGTAAATTAGGTATAAATAAAGAATTAACAAAATTGGCTGAATTTATTGCATGTAAGATACAGAAATCTAATATGATTCCTGAAAATACTCCTCATTCAATTGCAGCTGGAATAGTTTATTATATATGTTGTTTATGTGAATTAAATATTACAAAAAAGGATATTCATAATATAAGTCAAATAAGTGAAGTAACAATAAACAAATGTTTTAAAAAATTAGAAGGTTTTACTAATGAGTTAATACCTTTATCTATTAAAAGGAAATATAACATTAATTAATTATATGTTATTTTAACTATATTATTTTATTTTGAGTTATCATATATTAATGATACCAAAAATTGTTTTTATAATTCCTTATCGTAATCGAGAACATCATAAAACTTTTTTTTTAAGATATATAAAATATATATTAGAGGATTATAATAAAAATGATTATGAAATTGTTTTTTCACATCAAAAAGATACCCGTCCATTTAATCGTGGTGCTGTGAAAAATATTGGATTTAAATTTATAAAAAAAAAATATCCTAATGATTATAAAAATATTAATTTTGTATTCCATGATATTGATGTAATGCCTTCTACAAAAGGATTATTAGATTATGAAACAACACAAGGTATAATAAAACATTATTATGGATTTAATTATGCATTAGGAGGTATAATATCAATTAAAGGTTCGGATTTTGAATTAATAAATGGTTATCCAAATTATTGGAGCTGGTCATTAGAAGATAATTGTTTACAAAAAAGAGCAGAAAAAAATAAAATAAATATAGATAGAAGTAATTTTTTCAATATAGGTGATCATCATATATTACATATTCACGACGGAGTTTATAAGGATTATTCTGAAACTAATTTAGAATTATTTAAAACAGAAACTGGCAATGAAGGTTTAGAAACCATATATAAATTAATTATTGAAGACAAAAATATTACAGATGATGTAATTAACCATACTTTTTGTGATATAATAAATTTTGATACATTATATTCACATATTGAACAACTACCAATTGAGAAACATAATTTAAAAGATGGGAACAATTTAAATACTAAGAATAAACAGACGAGAAGGTTTAATTCTAGAATTACTACACTTATGTATCATAATAAATAAAAAATAATAAATAAAATATATTATTTATTTATTATTTAATTAATTAATTTGTGATGGAATATAATATTTAATTCGGTTTTCGCCTCCCATATAACCATGGAAGAAACAGTGATAACTAATAATTCCAATATTTGCTTTAATTTCAAATGTTAAATTACCTGTATAATGTTGTACATATAATGGTAATACATCATTTCCATATAGACTTATATTAGTTGGATCTCCATGTGCTGTACCAGATATAATATTGAAATTTGTTGAAGATGTAACAAAACCTAATGGATGAGATGTTGGTATTCCAGTTATAGTATATGTTCCATTTGTTAATCCGATGTAATCATTATTACTATATGGAATTTGATTAAATCTATACACACCAACTACATCAATACTATTTGTTAATGGTGTTTGTTCCAATAATTGTATATTTTGAGTTACAATATTTGGGTTTGTTGCTGAACCAGTATTTGCAGGTGTTTGATCAGGAGCAACAAACGTACCTGTTGAGGTAGAAGTTGTATATCCTAATCCATATAGATTAGTATTAATATATGAATTTGATTGTAAATCATCTACTAAAATACCAGTATCATTATAAATAAACGGTAAAGTATTTGTTTTTGTATTATCAGCAACTGCTTCTAAAACTATTCTATATGTTCTTTTTGGAATTTGTTCAACACTTGTAACATCATGTTGGTTTTCATTTGCATTAATTACTAGTTCAAATACAAATTGATCTCCATCTACAATCATAACAGGTTGTGGCAAATATGTTGCTCTTAATGAGTAATCATTACTTACAACACCATTTACAGTAAGTGGAGTACCTGTTTTAAATCTTTCTCTATGTATTTTATTATCAGCCATTTGACCTAATATATGTCTTGCCATATTAGCATTTCCTTTATTTAAATCCGATAATGGTTGAACTGGTGTTCCGGAACTGTTAAACGCAGGTAAAATATGTGTATCATATAAATTATATCCTGATTTACCTAATTCTTGAACAACATCTGATTCATTTTTAAATAAATCTACTCCATGTACAGTACCTGTTAATTTATATGCCAAATATTTAACAAAATCATATCTTATTAAGTTTTGTGCAGATAAATCTTGAATGCTATTATTATCAAGACCTCTAACAAAATCAAGATTAGCATTCAAAGGATTAATAATTCTTTCATAATTAATATTATTTGATGTAGATAAATTTCCATTCATACTTACAAAATATTTTGTATCTGTAATAAAGAAGTCATCAACACTATTTGCATCTGTTTGGAATTGGAATAAATTTCTAAGAGTTGTAGTTTTCATATAGATTGAAGCATCAACATCTTGTCCAGATACATCTTTAAAGTCTTCTTGATATAAATCTATAAATATTGATAATGAGCTTACATCCAACGCTCTAATAGAGAAAACTCCTGGTTGTAATGGAGGTTCAGGTTCAGGTTCAGGTTCGGGTTGATTTAATGTATATAAAGTAATCGCATCATCAATACTTTCAATTGGACCTCCATCATTAAAGAATGGTATTAACTCTGAATATGCATCAATTACTTCATATGTTTTTATATAACTATATGCAGTTATTTTTTCATATCTTCCCAATATTTTTCTTCTCACATTTTGTAAATTCTTAAAATTGGTATTTACCAAAGTTTCTTGTAATGCAATCTCTCCCATCTTAGTAGTAATTTCAGCAGCCTTTGCATATTTTGCACCATCGGTTAAACCAATTAATTCTGCTTCTAATGTTGTTAATTGTGATTGTAAGTTATTTAAAATAGTCACACTTTCTGTATATAATGCTTCTAGTGTAGATTCATTTGTCAAATTAAGAGGTACTTGTTGCTCTATAAGTGTATATAGTCTCTTTACGTATTTTGAAATACTATATGAACTACTTACTGCATTAAGTGATAATGAACCAGCAACAAATAACATAGCATTTGTATCATAACCACCACCAATATCATCAAATGCCCAGTTATAATTATGATTAATATAATTAGACTGTGCATTAGGATTTTTCAGTTCATTTGCTATTTTAAAGTTACTTTGTGTGTAAGTTTGAACTTGAGATAAAATATTAATAAGAACATTTAATTTAGCATGTGCTTTTCCAAGAGATGTGTTATAATTATCAATACTTAAATAATCAGAATAAATATCATCTGGTTGTAAAGTACTATCTGCTTTTTTAAGTGTTGTTGGAATTCCAAAAGCATTCTTTAATATAGTTAAATTATCAGATAAAGACTGTTCTACATCAATACTAGAATTATTACCAATATCAATTAAAACCATTTCTGTTAATATTGTAGTTAATGCATTAATATTTTGATTTTTAACAATTGAGGATGCTTGAATATATGGATTTGAAGTAGAGAATTTTTGAATACTCTTAAATGATTTTTGTCTTGTATAATTTAATATTGTATTATTAGCATCAAAAGATGTATTTGTTGCAATATCTGTTCCACCTAACGACTCAACTATAAAGTAATCTGTGTGTGGTATATTATCAGGAAGTATATAAGTACCATCACTTAAATCTGTATAGTGTGATACTGTATTGGGTATTACTTGACCAGATAAATTCTTAACTATTATTTCTGCATTTGAAATATAGCCATCAAATACAATACCTGAAATTGCTTCAGGTTCAGGTTCAGGCTCGGGTTCAGATTCAGGTTCGGGTTCAGGTTCAGGTTCAGGTTCGGGTTCAGGTTCAGGTTGAGGTTCGGGTTCAGGCTCAGGCTCGGGTTCAGGTTCAGGTTGAGGTTCAGGTTCTGGTTGTTTAACACCAGCAATATTTATATCAATCGTATTTTCAATATGAGTTGTAAAAGTTAATGCGTCAATTGTACTTGATGAATCAAATAATGGATATTTCTTTGTATATGCTACAATTTTTTCAATATTTATTAATTTTGTTAAATTATCGGTTGATGAGTCTAATTGTTCATTTACTAATAATATGGCACGTTTTATGTATTGCAACATTAATGTTGCATAATATTTTGATGCACCCAATATTTGTCCAACAATTATATCAACATTTATAGTATCAATATATGAACCTGATAAATCAGCTACATCTACTAATGTATTAGTATTAATGTCAGATGTAAGTGTGTTTGCATATGCTGTAATACATTGGTCAAATGTAGCATATCCAGTTATACTGGTAGTAATATTAATTATTGCAGTTAGTATAGCATGATGATATGCAATCTCAATAGTGTTATATTTATAATTGGCTAGATAATCTGTATAAATACTTGATGTGCCGTTGTATCCATGATTAGTTGTAAGACCAATATTTCGCTTTAAATTAACTTCTAAGTTTGCAATTATATCTATAATATCAACGTTGGTAGTCGTTTCTGTAATATTTAATTCAATTGCTTTTGTAAGGATTGTAGTTAAAATATTAATATTTGTCTTCACATTATATGGGTTATCAAGTTTCTGTATAATTGTTTTTAATACTTTTGTATTTGATAAACCAGATGCAATATCAAAACCACCTGTTGCAATTGCTTTCATAAACATATGATTATCATTTAATACATCCGCAGGTAAATCAAAGTAACCAAAGTTATTTGAAGTAGTTTCTGATAATTTATTATTATAACTTAAGTCATTTAATGCATAATATTCTATGGTTGAACTTGAAATATAACCATCAAAGATAAATGAAGTAATTGCTTCAGGTTCAGGCTCAGGTTGAGGTTCTGGTTGATTTATTATTCCAATTACTGTACCTAGAACACTTTGCATACTTATATTTTCGATATCACTTACTGAAGAGAAACTATAAACAGGATTGTTTTCAACATATGTTTTTAATTTTTCAAATGTTCTTGCTTGTGTTTCAACAGAGGCATAACTTTCTATTTTTGCGATATAAGCTTTTGCTCTAACTAACCATTCTGTAGTTAGTGAGTTTGCTGAATAAACATTTTCTAATGTTGTTTGAATATTACTAGAAGATAATGGATGATTTGGAGTATTATTATTTTTATCTACATGTCCTGGGAATAATTCACTAGATAATTTTCTTATTATTTCATCAAATGTCATAAATGGTTGATCACCATTCATACCAATATTAACAATTGATGTAACTAATGTAATAAATTTACCTGTAGGTAAATCTTCTACAAATTTACTTAGATAATCATCTCTTAATTTATCTTTATCCATTCCAATATTCCATGCCATCATATCCATTATAGTATCAAAATCACTATAAATATTCATACTAGGATAACTTACAAATAAATCAGGTATATTAAATATACTAGCAATATCACCTGCATTATGATTTTCAATTCTTTTTTGTACTTCGGTTGCAGCAATAGTAGTAAATATATTAAGATTGTAATTTTCATTATCATAATGTAATTCTGAAATATTAACATCTAATTCAGGTCTTGTGTCAATTACAAAGAAAGTTCTATATGTTTTATTCCCCATGGAGTTTTGAGAACCTAAATTAGTACCACCTGTACTTTCAACAAAGTATGTTTTATTGTGTTCTATACTGCTTATATCGGTTGATGTTATTTTTCTACTAGGTAATCTATAATTACCATATGTATCTGTAGTAGTTGTATCTGTTTCAAAATAATTATATTCACCGTCTTCTTGATTAGAAACGAAATCAATTCTATTGAATTTGATTGTTGCGTTTGCGATGTAACCATCAAATAAAAGACCTTCTAATGGTTCTGGTTCTCTAAATTCGGGTTCAGGCTCAGGTTGAGGTTCAGGCTCAGGTTCAGGTTCAGGTTCAGGTTCAGATTCAGGCTCAGGTTCAGGTTCAGATTCAGGTTCAGGTTCAGATTCAGGCTCAGGCTCAGGCTCAGGTTCAGGCTCGGGTTGTAATATTTGTAAAATTGTAATACTATTTAATTCATCAGTAGCATTTACAAAAGATGTATTATTATTATCAGGGTCAGTATAAGATGCTATTCTTTGTAAATCACCTAAGCTATCTGTAACAGTTTGTGTAGTTCTTGAAGTATCATAACTACCTGCTGTTCTAACTGTATTTATAATTGAGTTAACTTCTAATGCATAAGTATATAAACTAGTATCTACATTTGTATTACTATCACCAGTTGCTGTTT